GGGTGACAGCGTTGATCTGATCAATGCCGTAATCGGTGGAACCGCTATGGCTGATGACGAGGCTGCCGACAGGCAGGACTGTGTTGACCGTAACGTAGAACATCTTGAGTTGATGGTCGTTAAAGACGACTGGGGCAGCGAAGACATGACAGCCTCAGAGGCCGCGATAACAGCGGGTTCAGCTTACACTGCGGCATAAAAATTTAAGGAGAAGTAAAAATGGGGAAAAATGAAAAGACCCCCATTACAATTAATGGCGAAGAACATAATTTTGAAGATCTAACCGAGCAGCAACAGGCTATGGTCAACCACATTGCGGATCTGGACAAGAAGCTAGGAAGCCTACGCTTTAACATGGATCAGCTAAACGTAGGCCGCGAAGCGTTTATAAATATACTTTCAACGTCATTAGCTGGCAACACAATAGAAGACGCAGACGAGCATAAGAAGTCACAATGACCAATGCCTATAAAGGGGAAATGGACGTAACCCTATGCCATAAGATTTATCCTATGTGCATAAATATGGGGGTTATAGCTGCATTTCAAACTGAAACCGGTGCAGATTTTATGGCCTGTGCAATAAAAGCCATAAATGCATTCCATAAATCTCGTGAGTTGGGCAACCCCCTGGATCAGGCAGAAATGATGACAACTGCTGTTCGCATGGATCATGCTGCATGGTTATTTTTCTTGGCTGCGAAAGAAAAGGATAGTCAGGTAACATTTGAAGAAATCCAAGAACATGTGTTACTTGAGGGTCCCATTGAAAAATTAATTGAAGACCATGAGGAAGGGGAAGACGGTAAAACCAAGTTCACGCGTTCTTATCCGGTCCTTTTTACCGATCTTGTGATCTTTGCGACTTTGGGGGCGGTCGACGTTGTAAAAAAAAAGAAATAGAGCAAATGATGATGGATACGTTTGTGACATTCATCCATCAAGACAGGAAATTTGATTCACTCGATATACAACGACTTATAGTTATTGTAGTCGATCGGTTTAAAATCGGAATACAGGATTTTTGGAAAATGCCGTTAAATTTTGTATTCGAATTTCTCAAGCCCCCTCCCGCTGAACGAACAATTTCCAGAAAAAAACTTATTCGTCAAGAACAATTGATGAATGCTGAATTTGGGCGATAATGAAGGCAAAGAACGAAAAATTAATAGTTGAGCTTACCGCAAAGATAGATGAATATGTTGCGGGAATGGAGAATGCAAGACGTGCAACAGAATATAACTCTAAAAAAATGGAAGCGAGTATAAATAAAAATCTGAATTCTGTTCGGGATTTTTCTAAAATTGGCGGGGCTGCACTACTTAGATTCGCGGGAACTGTTACTGCAGCACTATCGGTTGCGGCAATAAAGCGTTATGCAGACGCATGGCGGTTTGCCCAGAACAGATTACGAATTGTAATGGACGACCAGGATGATCTTGCTAGTGTATCACAAAAAGTTGTCGATGTTGCGATAGAATCCCGTGTCTCACTGGAAGCAACCGCTCTCCTATATGCACGGATGGCAAGAACAACAAAGGCATTAAATCTAACTCAGGCCGATTTGGCCCGGATCACGGAGACAATCAATAAAACTTTTGTTGTGTCTGGTGCAACAGCAACGGAAGCTACATCATCCATTATTCAGTTGTCACAGGCATTTGCGCGAGGTGTGTTACGGGGCGATGAATTCCGGTCCGTATCAGAGCAAGCTCCGGTGATCCTGGAGGCTATTACGGCAGCAACCGGTAAGACACGCGGCGAGCTGATTTTAATGGCAGAGCAGGGACTCCTTACCACTGAACTGATTATCGGGTCATTGCAGCGTTACGATAAGGCGGTAGATGAGGCGTTTAGTAAAACAATCCCGACTATCACTCAGGCGTTTATGAATCTCCAAACATCAGTCAAGGAATATGTTGGTGTTGTTGATACAGCATCGGGTATAACAGAAAGTGCTGCTTACAGATTAATTAGTTTTGGGAAAGCGTTGCGAGATCTACAAGATCCTACAATTCGATTAATTGATATATTAAAATTGTGGATTAAACAATGGGATAAGACATTTGGTAAGGCTGGAAGGGAAACAATAGAGGACTTTGGAAAAATATACGCCAAAGAAATGAAATTTATTGTAGATGTTTCAGAGGCCGCAGTCAAATTTATAAGTGAAGCATTTTTAAGTTTACCGGATAATTTAAAAACCTCGGTTGAGATGATAGCGGTTGGCCTGGCCAATGCTTTTGACCAGGTGGGTATCCATGCTGAGATTGCTAGGGCAAAGATTCTTCAATCTGTATCTGCACGAGAAACTGAAATATTAAGGGATCGGTTACAGAAATTAAATGAGGAATTTGAGTCCTTTGAAAAGATAACAAAAACTATTGATGTACTTGAACAAAAATTAAAAGAAACTGATGGCACCATAGAAAGAGCTCGATTACAAGCTGAGAGACTCGTGGCCGTAAAGCTTGCTGAATTTTTTGATAGGGCCGGGGGTGCCGCTGAACGTATGGAAATTGAACAAGCTTTACAGGCAGGGGCCGATGAAGCAGTTCAATTGGAGAATGATTTAGTTAGATTACAAAATGAATCTAAATTATTAAATGAGGGGGTTTTTGAATTACAAAAAGGGTATATTGCTGCTGGAGAAGCTAGAAAGAAAATATTTGAAGAGGGCATTAAGGCCGCTGAAGCATTAAGGCAAGCGGAGCGTAAACCGGGGCGACCAGAGGAGCAAGAACTATCCCCACCTATCCCGTTAGTTATCGGGGAAGAAGAGAAAGCCGCCGATGCATTTTATACAATGCTTCGTAAGCGTCAACAAAAATTACGAGATGCCGGTCAATCAGAAATACAGATTATTCAAAATCGTTTCCAGCGTGAAAATGAAATCTTAAAAGAAAAATTGAAAGACCAAAAAATCACAGAATCACAGTATGCAGAGCAAATTGTTGAACTCCAGAGGGAAAAATGGGAAAATATAGATACATTATCTCTTTCTGCTCAACAGAAATTGTTCACGCAACAGTTTCTTGAAGTGCAAAATCTTATCGATGCCCGTGATTTAATGATGATTACGGAAACGCAATTTGAAGAACGGAGAACGGCACTACGAATTAAACACGCCGATGAACAAGCAAAGTTAATCGAAGAAAAAGAAGAAAAAGCCGTTGATTCATTTATTACAATGCTTCGTAAGCGTCAACAAAAGTTAGAGGATGCGAATGTATCTGAAATTCAGGTCATTCAAAATCGTTTCGAACGTGAAAATGAAATCTTAAACGAAAAATTGGAAAGCCAAAAAATCACAGAAGAACAGTTTGCAGAACAGTATTTGAACCTTCAACTAGAAAAAGATGAAAAAATTCGGCAATTATCATTGTCTGAACAGGATCGTTTACTAGAACAACAATTCTCGGAAATGCAAAATCTTATCGATATCCGTGGTTTAATGTTGATTACGGAAACGCAATTTGAAGAACGGAGAACGGCACTACGAATTAAACACGCCAATGAACAAATAAAGTTAGCCGAAGAAGTAAGACAAGCTGAAGTTTCAATTGAAGGTTCAAAAGCAAAACAGATTATCGGGATATTAAAAGGGCTAGCAACAGGACATAAGGATATTACAACAGCCTTATTCCTGGCTGAAAAAGCTGTGGCTATTGCTCAAATATTTATTCGTACCAAGGAGGCTGCGGCATTGGCACTTGCAACAATCCCGCCACCGGCAGGATTTGGTGTTGCAGCTGGTATAGAGGCAAAGGGGCAGCTGGATATGGCGCTGGTCGCTGCTACAGCCATTGGTGGTGTGGCTGCAGCAAGCGGGGGAGGAGGCGGCGGGGGTGCCGGTGTGGCAATATCGTTGCCAGAGACAGCTGCGGATTCAGGAAACATATTCGGGCTTGATGAGCAATTTGAGAAACGTATATCAGCTACCATTACAGATGATGATGAATTAACATCTGAGAAAATCAGGGTCGTTGGTATAGATGGGTCAAAGTTTGAAGATTTTCTTGTTGATCTTCTAAATGAGGCACTTACCAATGATCGGGGCCAGAGTATAGGATGAGAATTACAGAATCTAATGAATTTACGAATTCCGGCACTTTAACTGTTCCGGCATCTGGTGATGAAGATACAGCACAAACACTTGCCAATGTAGAATCATTTGATTTCAGTGAAAAATATACCAGTGTAGGAACCGATGCTATTGTTAAAATCCGAAAAACATTTGCCGGGGATCAACGATTTACATGTGGCTATGTTGCCGTTGCTGGCCACAATATGGGGGAAGATGGTGGGTCACTAGTGCTTAAGGTTAATAGTGTAACTAAAGGTACAATATCGTTTGCCGATGGGCGCAATAGTGTCGTACTTGTAACATTTGCAGAACTCTCCCTGGTAACACAAATTGATCTGGAATATACCAAAATTACATCCTCAAATCAAATAACCATTACTTTTCTCGCTGCCGGAACAGTTCTTACAGTCCCTAATAACGGGGAGGAAGCTGGATATCAACGTCCATGGTTAACGCGTAATATTAAAGAGCGTGTAGTACAGAATATTGAAGCTGCGCCCGTTGTAGTTTTGACGAATACATTGTCCCGTAGGATGTCATTAAACGTATCCAATATGGGGCGAGCATTCCTTGAAAGTACATGGCGCGATTTCCAGGATTTTGCGGCACTTGGGGCGTTCATAGTTAAGGAACAGGACGGGGACGATCCACCAGGGATAACAGACGAACCCAAAAGTTCGTATCTTTGTTTTGGTCCACGCTTTGTGACGCCGAAAGCACATCCTTTATCCCGTGAACTTGGGAAAGCATCTATTAATTTTCAGGCTTACACTGGTACATGAGTTTTGCAACCAATAGATTGGCCCTTGTTCAAGAGCATTTTATTGTTGTTGAACTTGATTTGCCATATATCGGTGATGAATGTGTATTGCCTGTATTTGGAGGGGTTGGCTATGGAACCCCGTTAACGTGTACACAGTCTTGGGACGAAACCACGTTCAAAACATACTATTTTGCCACTGACAATCTCCCTGTAGAATATGGTAGACCACGGTCATCTGCCGGATTGCCGGGGGATGTAATAGATATGCCAGATAGTGTTCATTTGAACGTTATGTCTATCTCTGAATCACCATCAGAACTAAAACCTGGGCAAGGACTTGCAGCAAGATTAACCTTATCTGTTAAATTAAAGGATATGGTTAAAGATCCTGGCCCACGAAAAGGACATTATGATACCAGTGAAACATCAAGAACGTTGGTTATTGGTGATAGTGTTCATATTGATGGACCATTAACTGGTGGCGGAGATGGGACATTTGGTAATATATATAAGAGTATTACTGTTAGTGGCGCAACAACTTTAAATCAGGAAGATTATACGGTTACTGCCAATTGGGAAGATTTAGGTGCTATTGGCAATGACATTGAATCTTCAGGTACATTCCTTGGTAAATTGCAAGCGAGGAATATTATTACTAATAAGGAAGTGCGAGTAAAATATTTTCATGTCCAGGCCGATGGAATATATACAGAAGCAGATGCGCAAGTGCGTACTTATAATGGAGAAGTTCTTGAAAATAATGGGAATGGAACATATACCCTTATTGCAGTTGATGAACTAAAACAATTACATGGTGATAAGGCACAATTCCCAGAACCAACAGGGGGGACAGTAAGAACAGCATTTGATGATAGTACATCTTCTAATATTGATGTTGATGCTGTAACTGATTGGGAAGCATTTCCAAGGCCATATATTGTGCGGATTGGTCAAGAACTATTTAAAATTGATGCGGTAGTAAATAATCAGACGGCATCTGCTGCACTTGATCAAGCTGCATCTAGAACAGCTGATATTTCATTTTCTAATTTCATTACAACCAAAACGGCAGAAGCTCATGATGTTGGGGATGAAGTACAAATTGCTCATACTCATGATGCGGATAATTTAAAACATTTGCTTTCTGATATTTTAAAATGTGCGGGTATAATTGGCGGGAAATACAGTACATTAGAAGGTACTGAAACACTTAATATTGGGGACCGTATAGAAGTTGAAACCGGTCATGTGGCAGGGGGGACTATTGGAAATGTATATGAAAGTATAACAGTTTCTGGATCTACTGATTTGACAGCAGAAGATTATTCAGTTGGGGCAAATTGGGAAGATTTAGGTGTTGCCCTTTGGTCCAATGATGATTGGGATAATGAACTAAATGACTGGTTATCAGGAGTAACTATCGATCACACATGGCATGAACCTATATCAGCGATAAAAGTATTAACATGCGTTCTTAGAGATTATTTAGTAGACATGTGGTATGATGTATTAAGTAAAAAAATAAAGATATCAGCAATTTCTGTGTGGAAAGAATCTTCAATTACCCTTACAGAGGGGAAAGAAATTAATCGTGATTCGATTAAGATAACACCATCGGAACAACATCGCAATGCCCGTGCATTCATCCATTTCAATAAACAAAATAAGATTGAAGATGATAAAATAAAGCATTATAAAGAAATTTCCGTAAACATAAATGCTACTCTTGAAAGTGCCGGGCAATTTGAAAAACCAAAAACAAAACAGTTTCCAAATAGTAATACTCTTGATACTACACGGGCCGATTTATTGGTACAAAGATGGGTTGCTCGTTTTGGAAATATGCCCTTTATATATACATGGATAACAGAAGAACGATTTTTAAATTTTGAAACAGGAGATATTGTTGATATTGTTTCTAAAGAAATACAAGATTTTGATGGCACAGATAAAACAGTCCGGGCACAAATATTAAGTATTCGTCCCAAGTGGATTGGTCATACACGCAGTTATGATGTTAAGGCTATGACCTATGAACCAGCTTTTGCCGATGGTTTTGAATTTACTATCAGTGGTCCATCAAGTGAAATAAATCTATATATTCAAGCCGGTGCCCCCTCTGGTGTTGTAACATTAACATTTCTCTTGGACGGGGATTTCTTTGGATCAACAGATTCCGATGTTCCGTCTATTGTTGCTGGATCATTTGCAGCTGGTTCACATATAGATATTGTGTTACAGAACGGGGCTGATTGGCAGGGCAAAGGTGGCAACGGAGGTCGTGGTGGTAATGTTACTATCAATGCTACTAGCGGGTTAAATGGTAGTACAGTTTATGATGCTCAAGGAATCGATACTGATATTTATTTAAGTAAAACATTTTCAGGTAATGCGGCAGATGGCACATTACGTGCCCCAGGGGGTGGGGGTGGGGGTCAAGATTATATTTTCCCCACGGATGGTGATGGTGGCGGGGGTGGGGCAGGATCGGCGGTTGGTGCTGGTGGTGCTGCCCCCTTTGGTGAAAACCCCGGATCTGCAGGGACAATAGCCGGTGTTGGCGGTGCAGCGGGTGCCGGGACAGCCGGTGCTGGTGGTGATTGGGGCATAGATGGTTTTGATTCTCCCATGGGGGCACAAACGGGCGGGGATGCTGGTAAGGGCATTGTGGATGGTGGAGCTACAGTAAACTTGTTTGTAGACACATATTTCTTGTCCAGTGCTGGTGTTAGTAGCATTGTCCCTGGTGATAGTGTTGAGGTTGCTGGAGGGCATGGTGCAGGGGGAGTTGTCGGGGACGTATATGAAAGCCTAATAACAGATGGGGCACGGGATTTGTCTGCGGAAGATTACACGGTTGGTGCCAATTGGTCACGACAATTTATTAATGGCGGGGGGGATGCACCAGCAAGTATAAGTGCATAGGAGAATGTTATGGATAGGGATGTTGTGGTGTAGGATGCTTGGATTGGTTAAACATCTGAAGGACACGTCTGATGATTGGTGAGATTGTCCTGGCATTGCAAGCTGTTAATTCCCTCGCGAGCGCGGTCTCTGAAAGTGCAGGCCATGCCAGTACGCTGGGCGGCATAGTTGGTAAGCTGACCAAGACGAATGAAG